TCATCCCGGTGCATCCGCTGGTCACGTTGGAGCGGCTGGTGTCGCTCTTTCCCGAAATCACCGACGCGGAGCGCATGACGCTGATGCAGGTGATATTTTCCAGCAAGGCGTTTCCGTTCCGGCACATCGTGCCAAGCACGGTCACGGTTAGGGACGAGGCGTTTATGATCGCGGAAGGTTGGTTTACCGCTGAACCATGACGGTACTTTCCCCCATCCAACTGCTTGGCTACGTGCTGGCCGGGATGGCCGGGCACTACGACTTGGCCGGTGACATCGACCGCAACGGGGTGATTAACATCGCCGACCTGCTCCAACTGCTAACCATGTTCTGATGGCCAAATCCCAAACCACCCACACCAAGGTGCTGCGCGAAGTGTCGCGGCCGGGCGTTCACGCGAAGACGAAGACCAGCCGCCGCAAGGAGAGCAAGAACTACCGCAAACCCTACGGCGGACAGGGTCGGTAGAACTTTGTACATTTGGGCTATGATCGTCACATTGACCAAACCCCTGAACGACTACGGCTACAAGTTCGAAGCCGGAAAGACCATCGAGGTGTCGATGAAGTTCTACCGCCTGCTCGTGGCGCAAGGCTACTGCGACCCGCACGAAAGCGAGGCGCCCAAGCCAGCGCCCAAGGCAGCGCCCAAGCCTAAAGCAACTCCACCCCCAACAGATAACAACGAGGAATAATGGCACAGACCACTGGCATTCTGAATGCTTCGAGCATTCGCTTTTTTACCGGCACCACCGACGGCACGCACGTAGTGGTCGCCAACGTTACCGAGTGCAGCATCTCCCTGACCACCGACGTGCGGGACGTTACGACAAAGACCTCCGGCGGATGGCGCGAAATCCTGCCCGCCCTCAAGTCGGCAAGCGTCAGCGTCAGCGGCTACTTTGCCGAGGACGCAACCAACGGCTTCAACACCCTGGTCGATTACCAAATTGCAGGCACCAAGGTATTCGCCACGTTCAGCAACGTCGGCAGCGGCTCTACCCCGAACACGGGTGACGAAGAATTTGACATCGCCGGGTACATCACCAGCATCGAGCAGAGCGCCGGGTTTGAAGACAACGTCACCTGGTCGCTGACCATGGACTTGACCGGCGCCGTTGTACGTGAGGTCATTGCCTAATGGAAGTACAAATCCAAGGCACGACCTACCCGCTGCGCGCATCGATGGGCGCATGGCGCAAGTTCGAAACGGCGACCGGCGTACGAGTGGCAAGCATCGGCACCGATGACGTCACGCGCATCCCGGAGTTGGCTTACTACCTTATCCAAAGCGGGTGCAAGGCCAGCGGCATGAAGTTCGAACTGACCGTTGACGAGTTCCTCGACCTCGTGGAAATCGAAGACGTGCAAGCCATCAGCGAGGCAGTCGCCGGGCTGCTTGGCGGCAGCGGCAAAGGCCAAAAAAAAAGTCAGGCAAAGCCCTGACGTGGGATGAAATTGAAGAGATGGGGTTGGGCCAATTAGGCCTGACCCCTTCTTTGCTTTACGACCTTACGTTCCGGGAGTTCAGCAACGCCATGGCCGGGCGGCACCACGAGATTGAAATGCGCGAGCGCAGCGAATGGGAGCGCACGCGTTGGCTCGCCTGTCTGCTGCTCAACCCCCACACCAAAAAGCGGCTGAAGCCCACAGACCTTGCCACGTTTGAGTGGGAGAAGAAGGCCAAGACCGCCGTCGATGGCAGTGCTATCTTGCGGCAAATAGCTGGACATGGCAAAATTAGGTGACCTCATTGTCAAGATTGGAGCGGACACGCGATCGCTCAACACCGAACTTGGCAAGATTCAGCGGAAAATAAAAAACACCGCCGACAACATCCAAGGGTTGGGCCAGTCCATGACTATGGGCTTGACGCTGCCCGTGGCCGGGCTTGGGCTTGCAGCCGTCAAGGCGGCCGCCGACCTGCAAACGATGGAGACACAGTTCGTTTCGCTCACCGGCGGAGCGGAGCAGGCCGGGCAGATGGTGGACAAACTGAACCAGTTTGCAGCCGCCACCCCCTACGAAATCGAAGGCATCGCCAGCGCGGCGCGTCAGTTGATTGCCGCTGGTACCGACGTCAATGACGTTACCAACCAACTGCAGTACCTCGGCGACATCGCAGCCGTGTCGGGCGTGCCTATCGAAGAGATGGCCGCCATCTTCGCCAAGGTGCAAGCCAAGGGCAAGGTGGAGTTGGAGAACCTGAACCAACTGGCCGAGCGCGGCATCCCCATCTTCACGATGCTATCAGAGGCCACCGGCCTGCTGCCTTCCGAACTTGGAGCAGGCGCCGTCTCGGTCGACCTGTTTAATCAGACGCTGATGTCCATGGCGCAGGAGGGCGGGTTCGCTTTCGGGGCCATGGAGAACTTGTCGCAGACCGCAGCGGGTAAGTTCAGCACGGCGATGGACGGGTTGAAGATGGCGGCCGCTTCGCTTGGTGAGGTGCTGCTGCCCATCGCCACCGCCGTGATTGACAAGGTCACCGAACTGGCGGCCAAGTTCGAGGCGCTGGACATGGGCACCAAGAAAATGCTTGTGGTATTCGGCGCCATTGCGGGCGCCATCGGACCCGCGCTCATCGGCTTTGCGCTGGTGTCCAAGGGCATGGTGGCGATACAAAACGCGGCGTCTTTGGCGATGAAGGGCATTCAGCTGATGAACGCCTCGCTGCTCACCAACCCCTACACCGCCATTGCCGTGGCGGTCGCCGCGTTGGTTGCGCTCATCATCACCAACTGGGACGAAATCAAGGCGTACTTCACCGACGGGGACGGCTCCAAATTGTGGGATGAACTGGTTGCCACATTTGACGCGGCGGTAGCCTACATCAAAGAACTGTGGTCGTTTTTCTTGGAGTTTTTGGAGGCGTTTTGGGATAGGTTCGGAGGCAGCATCATGACCACCATCGACACCGTGATGGATACCGTGATGGGCATCGTCCGGGGCGCGCTCGGATTTCTTAAGGGCATATTCTCGGCAGGCACGGCGCTGCTCAAGGGCGATTGGGATGGCTTCTTGACCGGCATTATTGACGCCACGGTTTCAATCATGCAGGCCATTGTGAACACCTTCCTCGGCGGGGTGCGGCAACTGGCCAACGGCGTTGACACGCTGCTCAACGCGGTAGGCATCGACAGCGCGGTCGGCCCATGGATTGAAGGCCTCCAGTCAAAGGCATACGAATACTTCGACAGCATCAAGAGCGGGGCGGACACCGCCAAGGATAGCGTCGATGACATGAACAATGCGGTGCAAGATGTCGACACCCTGCCGCCTGTACCCGTCACACCCAAGCCCACAATGGGCAAGGGCAAGGGCAAAGGCAAGGGCACAGCCAAAAGCAGCGAGGACGAAGAGATAGACGCGGACGCATTCAAGACCACCTTTGATGACCTTATCCGGCCAGTGGAGACCAAGGCCATGGCAACGGCGGCGTTCATTGCCGCGCTGCCCGACACGCTGGATCTGGAGGAAATTGCCGAGCCGTTGGACGAGGTGTTCGATGACGTCGGGTTTGACCAAGTGATGTTTGACCAGTTCGTGGCAGCGGAGCAGGCGGCAATGGTGTTCAAGGACAACATGGCCAACATCATGGCCGACATTGCCACCAACGCCACGGCATTGGGCGGTCAGTTCGGCGCAGCCTTTGGCCAGCTGCTCACCGGGGCAGAGGGCGGCGAGGAAGCCATGGCGTCCTTTGCATCGTCAGCCCTTGACGCAGGCTTCCAAGCAGCGACCGCGCTTGCCATCAACGCAGCCGGGCAGACGGCAGCAGCGGCAGGGCCGGGCGCAGCGATTGCCCTGCCCATCCTAATCACGGCGGGCATGGCGCTCATCCGCTCCACCTTCCAAGGCATCACCGGGTTCGCGGACGGCGGCATCATCAGCGGCCCAACAATGGGTCTTGTGGGCGAATACCCCGGCGCAAAGTCCAACCCGGAAGTCATCGCCCCGCTGGACAAGTTGCGGTCAATGATTAGCGACGTCAGCGGCGGCGGCCACGTAGTGGTCACCGGCCGCATCAGTGGGCGGGACATCTTAATTTCGAACGAGCGCACATCGCGCGACGCCAAACGTTTCAGATAATGGCAATTAGATATTACGCCCAGTTCGAAGACCTGCACGGCACGGAGTTCAGCATCAACATCTACGACAGTGCCTACTCCGGGTCGTCCCCGTTCGAGTTTAACGTGGGGTCGGAGGGCTTCCGCCTTGAGTACGAGATGGAGGACAAGTTCACGGCCATCTGCCCTAGCACTGTCATCGTGCCGATGTTATTGCAAAACAATAACGACGCGGCGCTGCTGACCAACCTCGTGAGCAGCGTGGAGGGGCGTTACATTTTGGAGATACGCAGCGGCGGGTCGACCTACGCCAACGGCCACGTCTATTGGCGCGGCATCATCTTGCCGGAGTTCATCGAGGTGGAGGACGAGGCCTACCCGCAGCTGGTCGAACTGCGGGCGATGGATGATCTGTCGAACCTGCGCACCATTGACTACCTACAAAGCCCGGAGGGCACGGGCTACGCCTACACCAAGGGCCACCTTGCCAACTGCCTGAACCTGCTGCGGCAATGGAGCATTACCGCCGACACCGACCGGTTCTTATTTGTCGAGGCGCTAGAAGCCTACGACAATGACGCCGTGTGGTACGCAGGCCACCAGATGCAGTTAAATTTTGCCACCTTCAAAGACCCATCGAACGAGCCGCCAACGTACTGGTCGGCTTACGAGGTCTTGGAGCAAATCCTGCTGGCCTACGGCGCGCGCATCTACTGGCGGCCAAGCATCGACACCGACGAGAAATCGCTATTCGTCATCGACAGTTGGGTCATGCACGTCGACGATGACGAGGACTTCACCGGCTACACGGTCGGCAACGACGGGACGTTAAGCGCGCAGCAGGTGCATGAACGCCCGCAGTTTAACCTCGACAGCACCGGCATCAACCGCATTAAGGGATGGAGGCACGGCTACCTGCCCAGCATCCGGGAGGTGCGGCGCGAGTTTGACTACCTCGAAACCAACCCGTTCACCATTGACCACGTCATCGACCAAGTCGATTTGGACAACTACCTCGACGCCTCGGTCACATTCACCACCGCCCCGGAATTGCATTTTGGTGAAGGCACACCAGCCTCGGTGCGCTTCCGCTTCAAGTTCACCGTGGAACCGGACGCCACGCCCATCGTCACCTCGGCGCAGCGGATGCAGTTGGTGTTTACCCTGCGCCTCGGGCAGTATTACGCCATTCGCAACTACACGCAGGCCGATAACAACTTGCCATTCACCACCAGCGTAGGGGACAACAAGTTCATTATCGGTTACAGCTACGACGCGGCGGAGTGGTCGACCTCGGCGGGGTCGATGATATTCTTTTCGCCAGGCTTTGACCTGTACGCGGGCGGAACTTTTGAAATGGACTGTTCGGTGGACTTGCCCGCGCTACCTGCTGACTTATCGAACAACACCTTCAGCTGCGAGGTGGCGTCGCAACTAATCACCGTGACCACCTCCACCGGCGCACCGAACTCGTACCAGTACGCCAACACGGTGTCGAACTCGGTGATTACAAACCTGTCCATCTACCCGTCGGGCATCTATGAACTGACGGGCAGCACCGTGGTGTTCAAGGCGGTGAACGACGCAGCCGGAGGGCGGTACAAGTTGGAGTTGCCAGAGGCCAAAATATCTGACCTTGTGGTGAACAGAGGCGGCGGCATCTTCGTGCTGCCTATCGGCGGCGACAGGTTCCAACCAAGCAAATGGCGGTCGCTGGCTGATACGTCGGTGGAATTGAATTTGCACAACGTGATCTGCCGCGACTGGATGCGCAGTCAACCTGCGAACATCCGGCGCATGGTGGGCACCATCTACGACCACCGCAGCGCACCCGGCCAATGTCTTTCCCCGTTCGCCACGTTCACCCACAACTCGGTGCCTTACGCAGTGGTGGCGATGACGTACGTAGCGGGCGAAAATCTCTACGATGTCGAACTGGTGGAGTTGGACTATGGCGGCACGGTCACGACGCCCGCCGTGGGCTTTACAGACGGCATCCTGCCAACGCCCATCACCCCGCCCTCCATTGCATCGGGCTTTACCGACGCGGAGGTGGCCGTCAGCAACGCGCAAGGCACCATTGACAGCGTCGTGCCACTTCGCGACGGCATCGTGTCGCTAGTGGCAGATGAGGACAATTTCGTGAGCGTCGGGGACGACACCTTCGAGGTGAACGTGGGCACCGTCAAAGTCCTGGAGGCCGACGACGTCAGCGCGACGTTCAACGTGCCGGTGACAATCGACCTGCAGGGCGAAACGTTCGAGGTGCTAAACGCTGGATTTCCGAACCCGCTGACGGTCACCACCGACAGCGTCGAAGCAATGGATCTGTCCATCATTAACAGTTCGGGAGCAGCTGCCGGCAGCCTTTCGTTTTTCGAAGCATCAGACAATGGAGGCAACAGTATCGTATTTCGCGCACCCACATCATTATCGGTCGCCACATCGTACACTCTCCCTGCAGCCGACGGAAGCAATGGCGATGTGCTGGAAACAAACGGCAGCGGTGCGCTGTCATTCGCATCGTTTGGTACCAAGGTGGAAAACGCCATCAGTAACGCGGTGTTGTCCACCGTCGATGCCCAAGGTGCCATTACCAGCGAAACCGGATTTGAGGCCAAGACAAACGCCTACATCAAGTTCTTTGAACTTGCCAGCAACGGAACGAACAACATCACCATTAAAGCGCCGACGGCATTGGGCGGAAACACCACCTACATCCTGCCTGCGACAGACGGCACATCGGGGCAGGCGCTGAAGACCGACGGCTCCGGCAACCTTTATTGGGGCTGAGTTAAATTGCAGGCCATGACACCGGAAGTACTTGGCATTGCGCTGACTGTGGCGCTCGCCATCGTCGGCACTTGGGTGAAGCTCAACGCCGACATCGCCCGCATGAACGCGCGCATCCACACGCTGGAGAAAAACGAGGTGGAGGTGAAGACCCTGCTGAAGGAAATGGCCGAGGCCATCCGCCGGATTGAACTGCATTTAGCCAAGAACTCATGAAGTGGTTCAATTACGCGGAGTTTGACTCGCCCGACGCACCCGGCAGCGGTGAGGCGCACATGGATTCGGACTTTCTACAGATGCTCGACCGCGCCCGTGGCCTCGCCGGGGTGCCGTTCAAAATCAACTCCGGCTACCGAACCGCAGGGCACAACCGCAAGGTCGGAGGCGTGAAGGCCAGCAGCCATACCCTCGGCCTCGCTGCGGACATTCACTGCACCGATTCGCGCAACCGGGCGCACATCGTCAGCGCGCTGATGGAGGCGGGGTTTAATCGCATCGGAATCGCGCCTACGTTCATCCACGTTGATAACGACCCATCAAAACCAGAGGACGTCATATGGCTGTACTAACCCGGAAGGATGGCAACGTCTTCGCGTACAACATGGCGCACGAGGACAAAAGGCACCGGCTGCTGCTGATGTCAGATGTCCACTTCGACAGTACGCACTGCGACCGCGACCTGCTGACCAAGCACCTCGACGAAGCCCTCGCAACTGATGCGGGGGTTTTTATTTTCGGCGACTGGTTTGACCTCATGCAAGGGATGTACGACCCGCGCCGCTCCTATTCGGGCCTGCGGCCGGAGTACAAAAGCATCACGTATCTGGACGACGTCATCGAAGATGCGGCGGACTACCTCGACAAGTACCGCAGCATCATTAAGTTCATCGGTCGGGGCAACCACGAGACGAACATCGAGAAGCGCCTGTCAACCTCTCCCATCGACCGCCTGTGCGAGCGCATCGGAGCCATGCCAGGCCCCTACGCCGGGTGGATAGTGCTGCGCTACCTCCGGGGCAAGGCGGTGTCAAGTAAGTACCTGCACTTTCACCACGGATACGGCGGAGCAGCGCCCCGGTCGAAAGGCGTGCTGAACGCAGACATCGACCAAAAGGAATGGCCAGACGCGGACATCATCGTCAGCGGCCACACGCATCAGAAGTGGCACCTGCCTGTGAGCGTGGAGCGCATCAACCAATACCACGCGGTCAGCGAGGGGACGGTTCACCACGTCAAACTCGGCTCGTACAAGAAACTGAACCGCCTTGCGGGGTGGGAAGTGGAGAAGGGATTTCACCAGCCCCGGCTCGGCGGTTGGTGGCTTGACGTTCAGCACACAAGGTGGCCGCAGGAACGGGTGTATCTTGAAGTCACGGAAGCACACTAAACACCTCTATCAATGTGGGACTTTTTAAGCGAAAACTGGGCGGAAATCGCCCTCGGCCTGATCACGCTGGCGGGAACGGTGACAGCCCTAACGGAGACGACAGCGGACGACAAGTGGCTGGACGTGCTCAAGCGGATACTGAACGCCATCATCCTGGGCAGAACGAAGTGAACCCGCTCATCGGTCACCTCACCAAACTGCTCGGCTCGTTCGATGTAACCGAGGCGTTCAAGACCAAGGGCGACCTTCGCCGGTGGAGCGCCAAGCGTACAATCGGCGGGCTGATTGCCACGACGGCCTGCGCTGACATTGTGCAGAACGGCATCACGTGGCCAGCGGTTGCACTGTGCGCCGTGGCCATCGTGCCTTTGTGCCTTTCATTCACAGAGGACAAGGCGTAGATTAGCGCCTCCATCAGGGCGTTGTTTCTTTTTCATGTTTGATAACTGGAACGTCTCTCCAAACGTGGGGAGGCGTTTTTTATTTGTTAAAATTACGCTGGTGTGTTGCACGTGAGACGCATTGACCTATCTTTGGCACATCAAACGACAAAAATGAAGGACAACGCCGCTGAACTGCGGGCACTTGCAGCCCGCTACAAGATGAACGCCAGCCACTTCCACAAGGACGGGCGCGGCTTCATCATCGTGACCCGGGCGGGCATCGAACACATCTGCCGCGTGGCGAAGGTCACGGTCACCTACACCCCGGTTTTCGAGTGGAGCGATGCCGAGAAATCCCGCTACGTCATCGAATGCACCGCTCGGATGGGCGACATGACGACCACCTCCTACGGCGAGTGCGCGCCGGCAAACAACCGCAACCCGTACCCGGTGGCTATGGCCGAAAAGCGCGCAATGTCGCGGGCGGTGCTGAAGCTGACCGGCTTCTACGAATTGAACGCCAAAGGCGAAGACGAAATCGAAACCCAACAAACCAAGTGATATGTTAAAGCACCTCGAGATTATTGAAATTTTGGAGTCGATGCAGGTAAACGAGGCCGACCTCGTCGGCATACACACCAGCCTCCAAGGACTTGTAAAGCCCGACTTTCAGGTCATGCTGTACGTGAAAAGCAACACGCCAACGGCTGACCTGCTTCGGCAGAAGTACACCTTCGAGCCAGACCCAGAAAGCAAAATCGAGCGCGCCGAAATCACCGCGCACCACCTCGATGGCAATTCGTACACCTTCTTTCTGCGCATCCTATGACCCTCATCCAACTGCTCCGCACCATCGACTGGCCGAAAGTGGCCATCGCATTCGGCCTCGGCTTGGGCGTGACCCTCGCCGCGATCATCGCCGCTGACCGCCAGGTGGAAACCGAGGTTATGCTCTACGAGTACGACGGCGTTACCTACATCATCGCTACCTCGCCCACCGGTGACGTCGCGCTTCAATCACACTTCGACCCCATCCCATGAAACACCCGCTAATGAATTGGCTGCTCGGACGCGAAGAAGAAAAGAAATCAGGGCAAGAAATGTACCTGCCGCACGGCTTCACATACACGCCTTATTGCTCTAATTCAGTAAGTGTAGATGTGAGCGGCAAAATCTACGACATCCCCGACCTGATGGGAAAGCGAATTACAGGCGTAGGCCACAAGCCGTGGCGCGATTGGGATGAAGCCGAGCCTGTGCTGATTGCCGACGGAGAGCTGGTGCGGGTCACCTATGAGGCGTATGTGGCCGTCAATTTTCAACACTGCAACAACGCCTTATGGCCGCGAACGTGGCGCGAAGGGCACTGCATTTGGCACGTTGAAAGTTGCCTATTTGACATCTTTGAATACGACAGCAGATTCATTCCCGAACGCTTCAAACCGACAACATGACCCAACTTACGCTATTCGAAGTCGAGCAGCCGCAGGTGGAGATGCTGACCTTTTACCATGCCAAACACAAGGTGAACGGGTGGAAGTTTGTCACCCCTGACCGCGATGACCTTCATCGGCACGAGGAAAACCCGGATTGGGAAATTTGGGTGGAAACCTACCCACGGCCCGAATGGCACAAGGGAAGGTAAAACTCGGTGTGCCCAGAGGATAAACGGGCGCTATTGGCCGCTGGAGATGAGCGGACGCGGTTCGCGGCAGGTAAAGCGATGGCAGCCGGAAAGACGGCACAGTCAGGCCTCAAGGTGAGGGGACGGGGCGCGCAAGTCGTTGCATCCCGGGTTCTGGTAACGGCGACCAATGGCCACAATGCGGCGCAACCGCAACGTTGGACAAACCGCAGAGCGCCAGCGGGTTCGATTCCCGCCCTGACTACAACACAAACCAACTGCGAATGAAACGGTTGATTCAGTTAGACCTGTTTGAGCAGGTTTTAGGACAAGAGTATAAAGTCGTGTGGCCAAACCAAGAGCCATTCGCTATAGGCGATTATCAACTTGAGAAATACCTCAAAACACCAGGATGCAGAGTGCTGCTTTGCTCCGAAGGGTTTTGTTACGAGGTAAACAAATACGTTCATTAAACCAACTGCGAATGAAACGCAACTACCTATCGGTGAGCGCCCTCAAGGCGTTCGCCAAATCACCCAACCACTACCTGGCATACGTCAGCGAGGGAGGCCGCAAGCAGACCCCAGCCATGCTGCTCGGCGAGTTGGTTCACGCGGCCGTGTTGGAGCCGGACGAGTTCCATACCCGCTATCAGCTGACCCCGGAGAACCTCGACCGGCGAACCAAGGAGGGGAAGGAGACGTACCACCGTCTTGTCCAGGAGGCCAACAGCACCGGGCGCAAGTTGGTGGACTACGACGCGCACGTGCTGGCTACGACCGTCGGGGCGGCGGTGCAGGCAAGCAAGCACCCCGTGTGCCAAATGCTGCCCAAGATGCTCACCGAGCAGGTGGCGGAGGGCGAACTGCAAGGCGTGCCATTTAAGGGTATCATTGACGCCATCGACCAGACGACTATCATCGAGGTGAAGACCACCACGGATGCATCTGCGGCGGCATTTACGAGGGATTGCGCGAAGTACGACTATCACCTCCAAGCGGCGGCCTATCTGCAACTGACGAGCCTAAAAATGGATTTCGCGTGGATCGTGGTGGAGACCGTCGAGCCGTTCAACGTGGCGGTGTACCGCCCGCACCCTCACAGCATCGAGATGGCCGGGGCGTACCTCACCGACCTCATCGAGCGGTGGAAGGAGTGGGACGGGGCTGAAGGCGGGTACCCCGAGGCGATGATTCAGCTGCCGAACTGGCACCCGGCGATGCAATTAACGAAACCCTTTGAGTGGCTATGAACGACTTCGCCCTTGCCGTAATCACGGCGCTCGCCTGCGTCATGTACGCAGGCTACACGTACCAAACCTACCGCGACCGCTACAAGCGCCGGAAACAGGCCGAAATTGACGCCAAAGCTAACGCCGACGACCTGCTTCGCTACGCGATGACGACAGTCATTTGGGTGCGTAACGAGATGTCCAACGTCAGCGTCAGCGGAGATGATGCGTGGGACTTGCGAGAACATTTGCAGTCCACCCTGACCGAACTGCACGAGAACCTTGAAGATTATTCCAAAACCCTGACAAATGAAAGTCACAATTGAAGGTCGCGTCATCGACGTGGCAGAGCCCCAGACGGTGGGCGCGAGCGGATTCCGCAAGCAGACAGTGGTCGTCCAAACCGACGACAAGTACGACAACGAGATGCCCATCACCCTGGTGAAGGACAGCGTTGGGGAGATGGACGCCTCGCTTGGCTCCAAGGTGAAGGTCTACTGCTACCTCGGCGCCCGGCAGTGGAACGACCGCTACTTCCTTGAACTGAAGTACGCCGGCCATGAGTTGATGCAAGTAACCACCGTTCATGCGCCTGCACCCGTCGTAACGACGCCTCCGGGCTACATCCCGCAACCCGATGGGCTTGACAAAGAGTTGCCCTTTTGAAACAAACCCGGTCATGGTCACGTACACCGTGCATCTAACTGACCACGATGCTTACATCTCTTACACGGACAATGAACCAGCTTTCCGCAAGTTCCTCCAAAGCGTCAAAGCGCGGGCGA